TGAATTAACAATTGTCGGCACAAACGCCGGGCCGCGGGCTGTACGACCAATAATAGCAGGGCTTGGTTGCGAAATGCTAACTTGGGGTACTTGCGACTGGTCTATTTCATTAATGAAAACACCGGGTGAAACAAATCTAAATCTATCTACGGACATTACTTGGCATCTCCTTCATCAAAAAACTACTAGTTTTTTTTACAAGTTTTCTTAAGTAAATAGTAAAGTGATGCTGCAAAGGACAACTAATATTACTATTCTCTATAAAACCCACGCTTATCTAAATATTCATCGATATCGCCCATTATCACGTGCTCGCGAGGAATTTTAACTTCAACCGCGTTTTCTCTAATTACAATCTTTGGCCTATCATCATTTGGACCATCCCCGATTAGGTAACCAAGTACTTCTAAACTTATGGTTGTTTCGTAGTTACGCTGTGTCATATCAAGGCTGTTGGTGTTGGCGTTGTTGGTAAAGCTACCATTAATAAATGCTTCAAATTTGTGGCCATCTCTTTCTAGGCGCCGCGGCATACTATTTAAGCCGCCTTGTCGGAGCAAAGGGGTGGCTAAATCGTTCATTTGTTGTTGATATTCGGTTCTAATGCTTATTTCATAAAGTGCCGATACCCAAACTGGTAACGGAATTGTCACTGTCTCATAAACAACTTTTTCATCAACAATTCCTGGATATGTGCCCTGTCCAGATCCTTGACCCGACACTCGACCATTAGCATATTTTCTTCTAGCTATATTGTTTTGAAATTCGGCTGTCTTTTTCTGATTAATTCGTCGAGCAATCGTCATAGTGCCGCCTTTAGAATCATTGACGGGAGGTATATTGGCATAAGGAATTATACGTTTTGATATATCTTTACTAACCGATCTTCTCTCTAAAGTTATAAGAGGCAAAATTAATGTATCCTCCGAGTCTCGCAATTCTTTATTTGCTTTTATTTGAAAAGCTCGTTCGGTGGAGGCCCAAATAATGGGCACCTTTTTAAAGCCTTTATTGGTGGCTACCGATAAATCGAGCGTTTCATTCATATAATCGTAAACCGCATAATCTATCGTTTCTAGAGTAGAAGGCATTACTTCTATTTCCTGTAAAATAGAGGGGTCCTTTACTCCGGTCCAGTCGTTTTTCTCCGGGTTTTCAATTTGATCTTGAGTTTTTATGGAGCGACTACGTGGCATCGAAAGTACCTCTGCGTGCACGCTTACATTCAGCACTTACTTGGAATTTGTGGTCAACCTGGCCAAAGTAATATTTCGTATCATTGAAGGTTCGAACTATTTCATACAATTTATCGCCGTATTGTACAAAATCGCCCGGGCGAACATATAAATTCTGATCTGCGGTCAATCTTTTACGGTGAAAATGGACTGTTAAACTACTCTGGTATTCATAACTATATTTATCATTAGTTTGTTCGTTTTCTACCTCAACATATGCATACACACGCACCGGAGGCAGAAAAGTTTTATTCATGCTCTCTCCATAAAGCGGGTGAAAATTAGTATTATCGATATCAATAGGATAATAAACTACAGTCTGGCCTATAACTCTTTCGGCTAGCTCATCATTAACCTGCTTTACTAAATCACGCTCTTTCTTCCCAAAAAACATGGGAGGCGGAGGCGCCGCTGGCTGTGTCCATTTCTTGTTCGGATCGCTCATCTACTTACCCCACATAAATGCCAGTTGGGATATCGCCCAAAACTTTTTCTGTACTATCAGAAATTACTGTATCCTGTTCTGCCAACTTAGAATATGTAAGCTCGTCTAGAGTGGTTTTAAGCTCCTCTCTTAGGGCATCTTGCTCCGCTTTTGCTTGCGATAGCAAGTCGGCAGAGTTCAAAGTCACAGCCTCGCCGGGAATAGGAATAGAAGAGAATTTTCCACGAATTTGCCCCAGCATTTCTTTTGTAAGCGCCAAAGCAAACCGACGAATCCACTGTTTTCCAATAGAGTTTATACTACCATACGCAATATTCTGAAACGGAAGCGTATTCATATTATTAATACCCTGGACAGATGTGCCAGCTGATCCTGAAGCCTCCCACGGATCGCTTTCAACAGTAAATTGAAACCAAAACTTATTGGGGCTATTGCCGAGACTAGGCGTGGGGTGTATCCGCACTTTATTATCTTTGATCTCGTACGACCAGTGAGAAACTCTAGTATTTAGAGCGTCCTCGTAAGCCATTGACTGCAGCTTGTTTTGCCAAACCGGAACTATATCAAAGGTAGAGTCGTCGGCATATTGACCGTATGTTCTCAAGTTTCCAACCGCGCTAAACCCGCCATAATATCCATAAAATCTCCACATTGCATTTGGAGTCTTATAATACATTCTTCGAATTATAATTCTTTTATTGCCCACTTTTCCATAATATTCAGTTGCGGACTCAGTGGCCGCAGAAGAGGAAATAATACTTTGTAAATCATAATCAGATTTGTTGTTAGCCGTGTTAAAAGAGCCTGAATAAATAGGCTCAGTGCCGCCAAGACCTATCTCGCTAATCGCCTTATCGCTGCTGCGACGGATGTAACCATAATCATACTTTGGATACCTTAATTCTATCTGAGATCCTGAAAGAGATTCTCCGCTTTTAATTTGACCATCTTGATCAAACGAGGCTGTCGTGTGTCCCAAAAAGCTAGAAAGAGAATTCTTCGATTGATGAATGTTTACTATATAAGAATATTCTAAAACCGCTTCTTCGTAAGCTGAATAGACATTCCCCTCAGCCAACTCAATATCTAAAACATCACCGCCCAGTTTTTTGTAGGTGTAGGCTACCTGATCTGAAGCACCGGATAAAAAGTCAGTTGAGCCGGCATAAATACCAAAAGGAAGTGCGGCGGCTACGCTAGAAACGGTACCCGCAGACGACAAAATATTAGTATTTGTCGTACTTGCCGGATTTAATACTGGTAATGCCATGATCGACCCTCAACTTAAATAGTAGTACTGTCATAAATAGAAAGCCCCGACCCTTTCGGGCCGAGGCTTTCGTATTATTTGTCTAATAAAAGACTAACTGTATTAGCCAATAGTCATATCAGCGATAATAACTAGACCATACATGTCAGGCCGCACCATCTTCTTGGCGTAGCGGGTCATGACACCCTTGCGGGGCACGAAGTCCTCTACTCCAAAGATTGTAGGCGTGGTCTGCAGCGGCACATAGGGAGCGTAAACATATCCGCTCTCTAGGAAGCTGCCTCCCTTTCGGCCGACTAGTACAACACTTCGCAAGAAGTAGGGATCAACATAAATGTCCCACTTCTTAGAAAGACTACCAGTCTTCACAGCACCGACTGTGCCCTTGTCGCTATCAACAGTGACATTAGCTCGGAAACCAGCCGTAAACTCAAGGATGTTAGCCACTTCAGGTCCGCAGACGATGAAGTTAGCACCACCCCGTAGGGTCTTACGGTGGATCTGAGCAGAAACATCGTTGATTGTCTCAACGAGGGTTTCATACCACTCAGACACGTTACCGGTGAAGTCGGGAGCAACCGTGGAAACACCCACTTCTACGCCGGTGACACGATCAAGGAACCTGCCAGGTGCACGAGACCAGTAACGCTTACCAGCCGTTGCGCCGACAACTAGATCCTCGAGAATCTCACGATCGATTTCTAGAGCAATCTGCTCAGACAAAATCTGAGTAAGCTCAACCTCGGCATCAAGGTTGTGGTAGGCATTGAGATCTTGTCCCAACTCCGGGGTCCACTTGGCCTTGAGCTTCTTGGTTATCGCCGTAACAGCGACGGAATCGATCTTGATGTCGATCTCGGGAATAGACTTATCATTTTCCAATCCCCACAGAGAAGTACCACGAATGGCACCCTGTGCTGAACTGTTTGGACTGTTGATGAAGTCATCAGACTGCTGCCAACTAAGAACGGGCACATCGGTGACCGCGGTACCGCCAGTGAGCGCACTAAGTGCACACCGGGCGAGACCAGCAACATCCTGGTTTGAACCATTCGAACCGGTACCAACAAACACTAGGTTAATGTTGGTCTTGGTTGAACCGCTATAATGCGAATGTCGTCTCATTAGACGGCACGACTGAGCATTAGAGCTGCCCTGGGAGTCCGCTTCCTTTCCTAGGCCTGCGCCGCCGACTCCGGCGAGCGAGCTAGAAATCTGAATCGTATTAAGACTATCCAGGTTAAGCTGATCAAGCGCGGCTGTCGCTACTCTGACGACAGCCACCATGGAACTACCAGACGTAAGATCTGGATCCTAATTAACTGACTTCATATAAGCCGGATCAGACGTATCACCAAAAGTGAAACTGACCACGGCCGCGGCAGCAAG